GCATCAGCATAATGCTGAACTGGTCGAACCTATCGTTCTGGAAACCAGGTAGATAAGAATATCTAGCAATCTCTAAGAATGCTCTCTGAATACTCTTAAAAGGTGTTACTGGTGAATTGCCTCGGTTCGATAACGCATCTGTTGCGTTAAAATCGTCTGGCGAAACATAAAGATACTTACCAGTTTTTGAACTAATAAGGTTATCTAAACGTGTTAATGGCATGATTACTCTGACCCTGCGGTGATACTTTGTCCTCGGGTTTATTTATACCAGTAGAAGACTGAAAATACTGTTGGGTTCTAAGATTTAGAAGTAGTGAGATTTGAACCTTATGGCATAACAATGAGTTCAGGTAGATCTACGTAACCATTCTGTAATAGTCTATTACAGTTTGCACATATTGGGGCACATTTATCAATTTCTTCTTGTAATGTCTTGTAACTAGCTATCTGTAATAATTTCGATACGCTGTGTTTTTTTGGTGATGGATCTACATGAATAAGATCCATTTGTATAGGATGAAAATCTTTATTACAGATGATACATGAATGCTTCTTTGCATCCTCTACTATCTGCTTTCTCCTCTGAGAACCAATTTGATTTGATTTAATAGTTTTTGAATTCTTTTTCGCCCACTCGCGCTGATACTTACGATTTTCTTCTTTATCTTTGTAAGGCATATCAAAAACACTTCTCTAAAACATATGTAGATGTATTCTAGTTGTTCTTTGTATGTTATCATAACTCCCCTTCCTGGGATCGAACCAGGGACAAATTGATTAACAGTCAACCGCTCTACCGCTGAGCTAAAGAGGATTGGGGGACCGAAGTCCCCTTAAATTATTACTTAACTAGTTCAGTAGAGTCTTCTTCACCGATGATTTGAGGAATGAATCCCTCTAATTTAAACATCTTAAAGTTCTTACCTTCTTCCAAACGCTTTTGGAATGCTGCTTCAAATGCACCATTGGCAGAATCTACTTTTTCCTGTGCTTTTTCACGGAAGTAAGGAACCTCATCAGCTTCGATACCTTGAGTATAACCAATGAAAGATAGTTCTCCTGCTCCATAAAATGCACTAATGAAAGCACGATCAAAGTAAGTTGTTTTGATTCCTCCACCCTTCTGAGCAGAAACATTGAGAGGAACTACCTTCAGGTTGTTTGGACAATGCCTAGCAGCAAAAGCATTTGCCTTTGGAGAATCAATAGCAACAACACTAGCAGAACAACGATGCTTCTTAAGGCATTCGTCAGCTATATCAATAACTTGTTTCTGGAAAAATGAATGGGGAATGTTGTTTATCCAATCAATGCAGTAACCAGTAGAAGGAAGTACATCATTCTCGGTCAAATACAAGGAAATATGTCCGTTCAAACGCCTCTTGAAGTCATTGATAGTAGCACCTTTGGAAGGTGGATGATCATTAGCACCTAGACCAATCTCATCAAGCATCTCTTTCTCAGTAAAACCATCCTTCAACTCAAGTTCATTGAAGATTCCATGAGTTAGTCCAAGTTCAAGCATGGCACCATAACGAGTAAATCCATCATAAAGATTGGACTTGTAGATATATGGTGGTTGTACACTAGTCAAAAGACCATGTACTGCCATGTTGCTCTTGATGAGTTCTTTATTGACTCTATCAGTACCAATAGAGCGAGCTACATTAACTTCTTGTCCAGCATCGTTGGTAATACCTACTTCATCAAGAGAATATAAGTTTCTCTCACGGACGATGTAAGTACGTCCTTCAGGCAATTGAAGATTTTCGTACCAAGAAGCTTCAGGTAATTGACCTGCAATAATTTTTTTGTAATTTAACATTTTTCAGATTTGCAATAGCATAATATTTCGGTTTTGACGCTTTACGCTAACTCTACCGATTGAGTTATAGGGGTGGGAGGTTGGATTTCTGTGTACCAACAAAAGACGGGCATTACTACAGAGTAATTCATCTTTGCCTGAGACCCGACTGGTTGGTCGGTTCATATCCTAAGATAGCAGCACCACCTGTGTCTCATCACCTTAACCAGCAGTATGCCAGTAAGTTTATTCAGTCACTCCCTATAGAGATGATCAATCTCTAAAGCCTAATGTCAGATTTGAACTGACGACCTACGCTTTACAAAAGCGTTGCTCTACCACTGAGCTAATCAGGCGACGGCATCACTGCCTTACGAATTTAAATGCTCCGTAATCAGAACCCCATACTTTAGTATGGTTTTCTACATGTAATCCTTTGTCAGTTACATGGTATTCGTCCTTAGTGAGTCTTACCTCATTCTGGACAAAAGTATCAATACCATTCCAATTGACATTACAGTGGCAGGTAGATGTTCCACCGAAGTAAGATTCTGTGCCTGTCTGTCTCATAATAATATCACAACCCTCGCGGTATGTCAACATGTCTTCTGTAATTGTTTCGATTCCTTTACACTCTGCAAACTGAAGAGGGTTTGCAATCTCGTAGTTCTTGAGATGGTACTCTTCTCCATCCTGAACCACATCAATCACGAACTGACGATATGGACGATTGAGTAGATAGTTGTATGCTTGCTCTCCATATATACGATTCTCTCCAATCAAACGGTGAGAAACACGAATGTGTGCAAAACGTGTAGGATGGGATTGTGCTTGACGTTTGTTAGCAAATGTCCCAACCAATAATTCAATAAAACTCATTCTGGTATAAGCTCTGGATTAACAAGATCTAATTCAAATAAAACTGGATGACATTCTTCAGCAATTAAATAATCAGAGAATTTAAAAATATCTTCTAAGGTATACTCTTGATTTATTGCTGCTTCAGACAAGATCCACTTGTCTTCTTTATCTTCTCTTTCTAGAACATCAAAAGCAAATGGTATCTCCTGAATATAATACATTAAAACAGGTTCGTTGTCAACAAAACAATGTTTTCTGCTAATGGTATACTTCATCTTTTGTCAGCGTTTCATGTTCTATTTAACAAGAATGCGAGTAGGGAGACTTGAACTCCCACGAGCACAATGCTCAACAGATTTTAAGTCTGGTGCGTCTACCGATTCCGCCATACTCGCAAGTGTGAGAGGCGGTTCTGCGGATGAGAACACATTGTAGTTTACCTCTCAACTCCCTTAGTATAGCAGATTAAACAGGGCGTGTGGGTGGTGCAGACAGTTTTACGATTGACTGTTGTTTGATAAATGCTTTGAGTTCTGAACTCTCTTCCCAAATCCACTCCTCTTCACGACCTTTCTTATCTGTTTTCTTAAAGCTTTTCTTAGTCATTGTTAATACCGTCCATTACTTGTTGTAGATCATCAGCACGTCCCCTATAGTAATCAATTTCCTCAGTAAGAACATCACGAATATCGTTAACAATAACGTTAGGGTCAACATCATCATTAAAGTAGGTCTTAATCGCTTCTGCTAAGTAACGACGCCTGTTCCACTCCATACTATAGGGTTTATAATTCATGATAATAAGGTCATATGGTTTAAATTGTACATGATTTGATTCTATTTGTCAAGCATGTGTATGTTTTTCATGTAGTTTAATGTATCATGCATACTACCAACATGCTTGTTGCCTATTGAAATTTGAGGGTAAGTAGCATTACTCCCAAATTCCATTTGAAATTGCTGTTTAGTAAAATCCGTATCTAGTTCGTATCTATGAAAATCTTCAACATCAGGTAATACTTTTAAAAGTGATGCCATGCGATCACATTCTTGACTACCATTACTATAAATTACAGCTGTTAAATTTGACATTAATTTATTCTCCTAGATCAAGCTCAAGTTGTAGTTTACGTTCTTCTTCTATTCTATTGTGCTCTGCCCACATATCAGCAACCATATCAACATTATGAACAACAGCAACGTGTTGTGGTGGTTGTGATTGCCATTTATCAATTGCCTCTTGTGTAGGAACAGCAATTCGGAAAGGAATATCATCCTCTTCAAATTCCTTATTCATATCGATATATGTTTGAGGAGTAATCTTGAAATCATTCATAGTTTCATTGATTTTAAAACTACGATTTGTGATTTGAGTTCATTAATTTCCCTTCTTAGTTCTTTGATAGTGTCTCTATCATCTTGTTTTTTATATTGGTTTGCTGCTAGGTTGTCTAAAAAATCGTTCATAATGTTCTCTCTAATCTATTTGTTGCTTGATCTGGAAAGTCTCTAGGTCTACTATCAGTAGCATTATCAGTCTTAGGAGAACCTTCGTTCGCCTTCATAGTATGCTGATAGTTTGGTCGTGGGTATCTCATATAGAATGGATCAGGCATCCAGTATGTTACTTGCCATTCTTGTTCGGGACATAGCTCAAGATGCTTCTCTACACTATGGGAGAAACTACCAAGTTGAATATATCCATCGTGAGTGATGCATCTGCCATTGCCAGCATCAACTAGGAACATCATCTTGCTACTCAATCTCTTTGTCTCCAGTCATCGGGTTTATCCTGTTGAAACCAATCTTTAATATCGTCAGCACCGTCAAATCTAGTTTTGTGTTTGGATGGATCAGGATCTCCTAGACCCATCCTATTCAAAAAATCATCGGTACTTCCCTCCTCTATATTTTGCGAGGATTGTCTTCTAGCTTGCCGCAACCATTCTCTTGCGGTTGTGTGAGATTTAGAAAGTTTCTCTGCCCAGATCATGTCTTGCAAAGCAACCTGTTCGTTATTTGCAATTTTTTTGCAAATACCTTCTAATCTTAATCTATATTGAGTAGAAAGCATATTTTAATTACTAACGTTGATATTTAGAATAAAAAAAGGGAGTCCTAAGACTCCCTGTTATTATATCACACCATTACAATTACGCAACTAGTATCAGAATGAATACTTGATACCTGCCTTTGTACCGTATCCACGGTCAACGCTGTCAGAACCCGAACCAACGAAACTGACTTCGCCATAGACACCAAGAGCATCAGTAACGCCAACGCCAATACCTGCCTTACCAGAAGGAACAGTGTCAGATTCTCCGCCATCGGGAGAAAGTACGGTAGCTCCGCCTTGGACGTAGTATGATGCAGATTCGCCAAGAGCGCCTTCATACCCTACGTGAAGGTCTGTATTCGTCCCAGAATAATCGGATCCCGTCCAACCAGAGTTTGCCTCTACGTTAACGTAAGGACCAGCGAATGCGGCAGGAGCAGCGATTGCAGAAGCAGCTGCAAGGGCAGCAAATGCGGTTTTGATCATTGAAATTTTCCTCGTTTAAATGTTTGTTTACTTGCGGAGTGGTTACCCGCAGATGGAGAGTCGGTTGTTTCCGACTGCTTGAAAAGTATAGCACATGATGCAGAGCGCGTCAAGTGAGTTGGTGCGAGTAATTGAGGCACCTTCTCTGATTGCTACAAGGTTAATTTATCAGGGTTGAGTCCAGAAATCAACCCCCCTTGTGCCAGTTTGCTATGAGCATTACTTACCATTATAATAAGTTCTACTTATAAATCATCCTCTGAATCATTGTCTTCGCTTCTGAATACTAGCAATTCTGTCCCATACTCAATTCCTTCCATTTCAGGATGAGGTGCGGGTAATACGGTCTTTTTTGTCTTCCTAGGTTTATCAAATTCCTTAAGTGTTGATGTCATCATAGTAAACATGAACGCAAATGTAGCTCCCAATAGACTAACAAAACATATTAAGTATATAAAAACTGTAATTTGATTCATTTTCTAATCCATCTCGGTAGGTAAAATATAACGAAAGATAGTGCCCAGAAAGTTAATAATGCCATCACATGCATTAATCTATTGGAGTTTACAATCAAACCAATAGCTACTAGTCCCATCCAAGTATAGTCAAGTGTACCATGGAATCTATACCATGTGTTTGCACCATACTTTTCAATAAATTTATCTCTTTGTCTAGAGAACCACGGTGATACGTGTCTCATCATAACGAATCCTTCGTTGAAGAACATAACAAAGAATCCAATCCAAAAAATCATAGTTTTTAATTAAGGTAAATTAATGCACCAGTAATGCGAACGTTTGCACCAGTGATAGAAACGTCTGCTCCGCCAGTAATACCAACTGCTGCTCCACCAGTAACACTAACTTCTGCACCTGCAAGAGTCATGTCACCAGTCGAAGTAGCAGTGAAAGTACCACCTGCAGCAATCGTTGCAGCAGCACCTGCAGTAGCAGTGAAGGCAGCACCAGAATTCATGATAGTTGCACCTGCAACAGCATTAGTGCTGATGTTACCTAATACAGATTTTACACTGTATGAAGAAGATCTATCTTTTACTAAAGGAACAGCAAATACGCCACCTGCTGCAGTGATGTTAGATACACCACCAATGTATTGTTTATAGTCTCCAGCAATAACATGACTAATATGACCTGGTGAAACAACAGCTTGATTAGATCTCGGGTCAAACTGGACTGAAGTTTCTTCTCCAGCACCAAAACTCATCTTCTGACCTAGAATAATATCCTTCTTATTGATTTGTGCAGAGTTGATAGCAGTAGCAGCCATCTCAATATCAGACTGAGATTGAATTTTAATAGATCCACCCGCTAAAACTAATTCTTCAACAGCTTCGATTCTAATTATATTTGCTTTTATAACTCTTTCTGATCCTTTAGCTTCATCTATATGATCTCCATAACATATGATGTTTAATGCTTGTCCATCACCCTGTGGTTTTTGATTATCACCTTCGTGAAACTCCATATTAACTCTGGCCTCATGCTTATGAAGACCACCAAATGTTGTGATATTTAATCTTCCACTAGCAGCACCTTTATTAGGATCTCTTGTTCCAGTCATGACAGTAATTCTCCCATCATTATGGAAAGTCATTGCATTATCAGAACCTGCAGGACCATCAATACACAATGCTGTTGTGAGTTTATCTGGAAGTGTTCTTTCATAGATAGATGCTCTTGTTCTATACCCTTTATAAGCATAACACAACCTAATACCACTGGTATCTTGTGTTTCATCAGGAGTTGATGGTTTTGCAATACCATCCTTCTTAATATTATTATAAGTTTCTTGTGAAGCAGCTGCCATTATCTACATCTCCTAAGGACAATCAACATAACGACCTGTACCAATTTTGGTAGAACCAATCTTGGAAAGTCCATCTGTATCTAGACATAATAATGAAGGTAACAATTGTCCTCCATATCCACCACCACCAACGACTTTGACCTCAGGAAATCCTTCAAAAGTTTTTGTTCTATTAAGAATTCTAGCACCAATTAAAAATCCATCATCATTAATGATAGCTTCTGCTAATCCTGGTTCGTCATTAATAAAAATCTCTGGTTTAGTTTTATATCCAATTCCAAATCTAGTAGCGGTAAATGTATCAATGACACATCTCTTGTCATTATCACCAGAGCGATTTTTCTTATAACCAAATCCTGGTGAGAGGACACGAATTTCAGTTAAGAATCCATTGTCATCTAATAATGCCGTTGCAGTTGCACCAACTCCTTCTCCACCAACGAATACGAATGGTGGTTCTGCCCATGGATCGCCAGGATTATCCACAGGAATTTCGATAATACCACCATTATCATCTGTAATTACATCAGGAATATTAATTGCAGGTGGTCTAAAGTCATCAAATACAATTTCTGTAGAATCACCAACACCTTCGTCAAAATCAGGAAGATTTAAATCTCTTCCTGATACAATCAAAACATCTGCAGTAGCTCCTTTACCTGTAATAGCAAAGGTTAGATTTTCTGCTTCTTCTACTACACCATCTTCTGCAATACCAATAGTTACTTGTGCTTTACCACTGTTAATAACAAATGATCCAGTTAGAGAACCATTAATGATATCATCTGATGTAATACCTTGACCGAATAAGTTGTAAAATAAGATAGTTCCATTATCTACATTATTAGTAGTAATTGAATAGATAATAAATTCATCTTCTGGACAAATAGATCTGTTAGCTACAACTTCATAAGAAGGTGTGGTGTTAGATGGATCGTCGATAGGATCATCTGGCGTACCATCTCCATCATCATCAGGAGGAGTCAAAGGATCCTCAGGAACATCAATATCAATTGGATTTTCTGATGGTGGATTGTATGGAGGATAATCTTCTTTAAGTGGTTGTGGTGAAATCTCACACTGTGCAACATTTCTTACAAAAAATGATTTAATTCCGCTACTATCAATCGGACTATTTTGTTTAATTTTTACAAAAAATTCTTCTATTGATCTATCAGATAGTGGATCTCCAAACGTCCTAATCTCAACAGTTTTTGAAGTTTCTTTTGGTTGAAAACCAACAATTGTATTTGCTGATAAGTAATCCTCTACAGGTGTTGCTGTACCTTGTCCATCCAGAGTTTTAAATGTAACAGAGGAAGCAGATTCTAGGTATCCAGAACGAATAATTGTGAATACAGCAGTATCACCTCTAGTTACTTTAATATCTTGAATATTATATGCAATTTTTGGTCTCTTTGTAGCTAAGTCATCAGGACCTTTTGGTGTGTATGGTAAAGGAACACCTCCAGTAAATCCAATAGTAGTAAGTGTTAATGGATTTCCAGTATATGCTTCTTCACAAACATACTGTGTATAATCACCAGGAGTATCTCCAAATAAATTATCGATACTACTCAAAAGATTATCCAAGAAATCTTCATCATCTTTTTTCCCTTCTTCTTCTCCATTAGTACATGCTTTCTTGTACTTATTACATGTTTGATCAGGACCAGAACAAGAAATACCAAGAAGTTTTAAAACAAAATTGATAGCTTGACCGATCATATTAAGTGGTTCAGCAATAGCACCAAGAATATCTTGTAGAGGTCCTAATATTTTACCAAGTATTTCAGTAATCAACTGATTAATCTTAGAGATGATTCCATTTACAAACTCATCTACATGACAAATAGCAGCACGATATGCTTTGTTGACGTAACTCATCAATACATTTGTCAACCATGACATCAAACGTTCACCTAAGTCTGCCATTTGACAACCAAGGTCTTTCAAAGCATTGTTAAAGAATTCTGTTACAGGAGTTAGAGCATTACCAGATTCATCTGGTCTTAATAATGCCTTTACTAAGTTGTCTACAGCCTCCTGTAATTGTTGTTTAATATAACCTTTAATCCTTGCTAAGAACTCAGTAACAACACGCTGTGCTTTGTTAATAGATGTTCTTGCCTTAGAGATTGCACTGTTTACACCACCACTAACTTTATTAACATAAAAATCTCCAATGTTGCCATTGTTATTCTGTATATCAGATAACATCTGACCAACAATAGAGTTCATCTGTGTTTTTAAATCTTGGTCTTTGCATTTTTCAGCAACACTTTGACACCACTCTTCTTTTTTTAATCTTTCTGTTGCTGCTGGTGGTACAGGAATGTCTTGTCTCTTTTCACCATTTTCATCCTCAACTTCTCTTCCTGTAGATAAACCCGAACCTGTTCTAGCACCCTTTTCAGAAACACCTGATGTTTCAGTAGTACCTGATTCTGTTACTTCTTCTGCACCATCTTTATATGGGTCAACTTGTGATTTATAACTCTCTCCTGTAACATATGCTTTTCTTTTTGGTCCTGGTGTATTAACAATCTTTGTAGCTGCAGGTGTTTGACCAATAGAACCTATAATAATAGGTTTCTGTTTATCTGCGTCTACATAAAATCCAGTTACCCAACAACCTTCAATTAACTGAGAACATGCACCACCAACATTACCTGGCATGAATGGTGTTGTAACTGGCATCACAACGGTTGCCCATGGCAAAGCAGCAGTAGGAAGAATATCCTTATTACCAGGATGATCTCCTACAATTCTTACCTTATAACGATATCCACCTTTATTGTTTTTATCGTCATCTACAGTTCCTTCTACTTGTCCAATCCACCAAGCGTATCCATCGGATCCAATTTGGTGTATAGGTACTAACCGTGATAATGAGTCATCCATATTCAATCTTCATATACTAAACATTCAGGTTCTGATGGATTTGAGTCACAAAATAGTTCCAAAGGTGTTGGATCATGATGATCACCTGCTTCAATCTCTTTCTTGTGATGCTCTACATAGTCTTCCAATTCGTGCAACTCACCCTCAACATGACGACGTTGATGTGGTGAGGTCATAGGATTGTCAAGGATTTCTTTGTCCTTTTCGATATGCTTTTCGATGCTTTCCATAAGTAGGTAACTTCCTTTAGTTATTTATTTACTATGTGTGGACACTTTATCCTTTTGTCCATAAGAGTCTCTCATCAAGCGCAATGTAGTGTAAAATGTACCATTTGATCCAGATAAAGGATCAAAAGCATGTGTTACTTCTTGAATCAAGTATTGTCCGCTACTCTCCAAGTCGAAAGGTTCGTCCTTTCCTAATGAAGTTGGTAGCTTACTGACTAGTCTAACATTAATTTTGTCTCCTGCACATATTTCAGCATTTCCAGGTATTACGATACTACACTTCTGATTTGTAAGTAATCTATACCTTGCTATGGATTGTGCCATATAATATTTTTGCCAATCAGCAAATTTTGTTGGAGATTTAGATCTATCTCCTGGTTCTGGTGAAGCAGGTTCAAGTTCATTAGACCAAGATTCATGATCTAAGTATACTGACATAATTCTACTGGGATAATCAGATAATTCTACATCTTTTACAGGAATTAAAGAAAGAGAATCTTGTCCTCCAAGATGTGACATGTTATCATAACTATCTTTAATTTTATAGACATACTCTTCGTATTGCCCTGTTGAATGATTGAAGAATACCATCAAAGAAGAATATTTTCCCACTCTTAACGATGTAAGAGTATCAACCTCAGAATCAAAGATAGATTTTTTAATTGTAAATCTTTCATCCGCACCATCTCCAATATTTCCCAATCTCTCCGTATAAGGTTCATCTGGTCCATCACCCCATGCTTTCACTTGTAATCTATCAGATTTTAGAGGACTTTTCTCATCAGCACATAAAGAATCAACTGCAAAGAAATTATATCCTCTACGTGTTTCCCAAAAGAAAAATCCACCACTGCCTTTAATTTGTTGTTCTGATTTATTCTTATTTGATGTATTATTAGTTTCAAACTTAGCTTTAGGAGAAATACTCTTAACTGCTAGTTGTGTAATAAGATCAAATGGTCTTTTATTATTAGGAATTATTTTGTTTTCAAATAAAGAAGGTTCTGAGAAAAACTCTTTTTGACTACCAATATATTCTGGTTGTTTTATCATCTTTTTAATAATCCCCTCAGGATTACCTTCCATTACAACATTAACTCTTGTAATTTCATTCTCCAATGCTTCAGGAGATATTAAACCAATCTTATATACTTGTTTCTGTTGTTGAGCATAACGATCAGAGACTCTCCAAATAACCATATCATATCGAATTGGAACATCACTAATATTTGTCAACATTTCAATAACTACCCTTTCTCCACCTTTAATAGGAAGAGATCCAAGTAAACCAGCACTATCAACTATAGTAGCACCAGCTACTATAAAAGGACTTAAAATAGACTCAACATATTCAAAATTTGCAACTAATTTTTTGATCTCAATATCTGTATTAGTTCCTCCCTTAAAAATTCTAAAACTTCTAAGTACAAAATCAGTTGGTGAAGAAAAATTTTCCATAGTTTAAGCTCTAAGTTGCATTGGAGCAAACATAAAATTAGGACCCATCTGACTATAGCTAGATGCTAATGCTACATCATCTCCTCCAGAAGATTTACCACCACCAGTTGTTGTGTTGTAGTTATTGATGATTGTAGTCCCTGCTCCTGCAGAAGCAGTTAATTGAGCATCTGTAGAAGCTGTATTTAATGCATTAGGATCATCAACAGATGCAGTAAGTGAGGTTGAGTCATTATCTGTTGTTGGATTTAAGGAACTTACTTCTTTTGGTTTAGCAGCCTCTATTAATTGTTTTTTTAACCCAAGGTTTTTACCTTCAGTATTCATAGGTGTAAACATACCAAGAAAACCTCTTTTCATGATCTTATATCCACCACTATCTTTCTTGATAGCACGGAACTGATTATTATCACCAAAATCAATAAATGGTTCATTCCCCAGATTCAATGATTTTGCCCAGTCAGCACCATCTGGTTTAACATCTGGGTTTTCTCCTATTAATTTTGGAACAGAACCAGCAGCTCTATCTCTTTTTAATGCTTCGATTATTTCTTCGGGACTGATAGAAGCAGCATTGCCAGCAGTACCATCATATAGACCTTGACCTCTCGTCATCCGATTTCCTTTATAAGTTTCATCATATTGGAGTCCTACAGAAGCAAACTCTCTTGCCAGTGCCTGTCCCGCTTCAGTGGGATCATTAGTTTCTCCTCTTAAATATTTACCTACCGAAGGTCTTTTCACATTAATAACATAATCTTTAAACATATCTTGAGTTTGCTCAGTAAATAGCATATCCCTAGTAACATCACTATTTTGAACAAACTCTTTCATTGTGTCTGGAATGATTTGATATTTACCAACGGCAAACACTTCTTCTCTTGCTTGAGCATCCATAATCTCACCAACAGTCATCTCAGTGAGATTCTTACCAAAGATAGATTTTGCACCACCAGGAGTATCACCAGCCTTGCTACGGTTTACAGAATTTACACCACCCTCACCAGAAACAATAGTATCAAATGTAGCAGCACCACCACCTGCCATATTACTCCTATTGCGACCGCCGCCGCCTGATGTTGATGTATCTTCTTCGTTGTCGTTTTTAAATCTGAAAATTTTACCGATTCCAGGTAACGTAAGAGCACCAAGAATTTCTTTTAATCCTTTGTAGAATCCATTCCAACCACCTTGTTTATCATAATATTGATGCAGTCCCTCCGATTGCAATTGACCAAATAAACGTTTATTCCTTTTTTGTGCTTCAAGAATACCCTCTCCAATATTAAGAGAGATATCTTTCATTTCTTTAGACTTATTACCACTGAGAGTAACCTCAGTACCATGAAGTTCTGCAAGATAACCAGATTTAGGACCAGTTGTTACCATACCATCGGCACCAGATGGCATCGTCATATCTTTTGCAGCTAGAGCAGCATCAATACCAACAGAAGCAGCAGTACCAGCACCAGGAATAGTAGATGCTGCACCAGAAGCTAATTCCAGACCAGCACCAATAAAATCTCCCTGTAGTGCTCTCTGAGCAGCAAAAACAGCACCTAATCCTAATCCTACCAGTGGAATTTTCTTTCCTAGACTCTTTGCAATTGCTCCACCAGCAAGTTTACCAATTGCTTTTCCACCTAATTTCTTTCCTAAGTTTTTCCCAAGACCTTTGCTCATCTTACCACCCAGAGCAATGCCAAGTCTTGTTCCAGCTCTAGCACCACCTCTTTTCATCACGGATCTGCCTAATGCACCTGCAGCTGCCTTACCACCTATACCTACGCCAGGACCACCGCCTCTACGTGATCCACCACCAGCACCCATCAGTGCCATGCCGTTTGCTCCAAGACCCATATAAGCAGCGTTGCTAGAGAAGTCTCCACCTCGTTCCAGATTAAATTCTTCTGCAGCTGCTATTGATTTTCTTCCTAATTTTTCTGCTTCTTGTTGCTGTGTTTGAGCAATCTGTTGTTGAACTTGTGTTTGTTGTTTTGTAGTAGCAACTAAACTCATGGTAACCATGGTCAATCTATCAATTGCCTGTACTACTTCTCCACTATCTCCACCAACAGGTTCCATGCGTTTGACGAACATATCGTCACCGCCAATATCTCTTTCTACACCAAGATTTGTAGCACCGATATTTACAATTCTATCAGAAACAAATCCTTCTGATTTTAGTGGTTTTCCATTAAATCCACCCCTAGCTAATCCACCACCCTGAACATCAGGATTTATTGCTGATGGTCCTGCAGGTAATGCTCTTTGTAAAGCTGTTCCACCAAGCATTCTTTGTAAAGGGGCTGCAGCTACTGCTTTTTGATTTCCACCCGATAATAAAGGTTGTTGTCCTGCTCTCAAAGCAGCAGGTTCTTCTACTTTTGCAGAAACTTCCTCAATTTTCTGGTCTGTTTTTTTACGTTCTTTTAATAAATGTTCTTTTAGTTCTTTATATTTCTTTTCAATCAAATTTTCCAGACCAATCTCAATCCCAGATTTACCTCTGCTATCTTGATATGATAAAAATCCGTGTGCCATTATCGTTGTTTAGCTGCTTCTTGTGCTTTTTTGACATTATCTAGATGTTGCATTAAGAGACTAGTGTATACCTGTCTCTCCCATGGCATCATATTTTCAATCTCAGTCAAAGAGTATTTATGATGATGCATCAAAGCAAAGTTGGTTTTGTAGTATCCCTCTAGCGTGTTATGGAAGAGGGCTATCCGAAAAAATTAGTTAATCCATTGATTAAAAACTCAGATTCAACTCCTGTCTCTGGATTTGTAACCGTAAATGTATGCTCTAATCTAGGAATAGACTCAAAAAACTTTTGAATTTTTTCAAATTGAGTATTGGTCAATCCTTCTACGAATTGAACAAATTCTTTTTTAGTAGTAGTAGAGTTGTCATATACATCCTCTTTATCAAAGATCTGATCAATACATTCAGCAATAATTTCAACTATACCATCTGTAGATGGAGTTTGACCCATAATAGATCCACTAATGAATTCAGTCCAAGAAGGATACTTCATAATAACACCAAGTTCATCATTTAGCATGATTTTAGGGTCATGTCCTTCTGGTTTGCTGACTTTAACCTCAGTCAGATTCAGATTATACTTAACTTGCGTTTTTTCGTCATCTTTGCAAGTTACATTCATCTGTACAATTTCACCAACAGATACAGCACGAATTTGAAGGAAAATATATTCCAAATCAAACATTGCTAGATCTTCTAGTTTAATTCTTGACTGAATACAACCCTTTAAAAGAGACTTAACAGATTTTTCAATTTCTTTTTCATCTTGTGTTTCTAAAGCTATTAGAAGTACCTTTTCTTCCTTTACAACAAAAGGACGATATCTCAATTTTTTCCCATTAGAAGGAATTTCCAACTCATAAGTTGGGAGAACAACTTGTGGCAACGCCATTATATTAACTCCAAGGTCATATTTATATTTAGCGACTTTTTCAGACGAAAAATATCGGGAATTTTTTTCCCACTTTTATGGAACTGAAAATTGCAATTTGACCCTACTGATCCATGGGGAAGGCATTCACCATTCTTGACGCAAGATTTTTATTACCAGTCACAGCTACTTCCCTCTTAAAGTTCTCTAGTCGTTGCTCATCTGTAAGAGGAGTAACACTTTGATATGGACCCAATCCATCACCTTTAGTAATTTGAGGAGCTTTTCTAACATCTCTCATTATAGTATAATGTCTTTCATACTTGAATTGAGCTGTTACTTTTGTTATTTGAGAGGATCCAAATTGAAGTGGGATAGCATCAATTTGGTATGGCCATGCTTTCTCCATAACATAAGTGATTGGTTTTCTTTCAGTAGAAGAATCTTTTCCAGCCTCTGTCTTTGTAATATAAATGTCACACGCATAGTCATCTTTGTAACCGACTCTCATTACTCTATTAGGACTTAATACATTTCCTTTTTCTTTAATATTATTGTTATCCATACCACCAATAATAACATAATACCAAGCATTTAAAGCTTTCAAAATGTTTAAGTTAGCATCTAACATAAATGTAAGAGAAAATTCTGTAAACACTCTTGTGTGTGGATAATCTACAGCACCAAGACCAGTGACTAATCCAACTTGTGTTCCAGTTGCAGTATTTGAGTTAGGCAATTGTGCTTCTTCACAAAAAATCTCTAACAAATCAGGATTGAAGAAATCAGCTGGAGAAACACCTCCCTTAGAACCTTTAAATTCTACTAGAAAGTTATTACTAAATGAAAATCCGCCTTGACGACTGACCTGAGATAAAAATGAAGTAATTCCCGCTGCCACGCTAAATACCTATGTTGGATCATTTATATTTATGGCGTACTCTGGGTATTTTAAACCTAAAAACCCTCAGAAGTACCGTGGCAACCCGACAAACATTGTTTACAGGTCGCTATGGGAACGTAAGTTCATGGTGTTCTGTGACAATAACCCTTCAATATTACAGTGGGGAAGTGAAGAGATTATTATACCATACAGAGCTCCTGATGGTAAGGTGAGGCGATACTATCCAGACTTTTATATCAAAGTTCGTGAAAAGTCTGGTAATCTTGCGAAGTATATTATTGAAGTAAAACCCAAAAAACAAACACAACCACCGAATGAGAAAAATAAACGAACTGCCTCATATCGTAATGCTGTATTAACATACGCAAAGAACCAAACTAAATGGTCTGCTGCTCGTGAATATTGTGAAGATAGGCAGATGAACTTCTTAATATTAACCGAGGATCATTTAGGAGTATGACAAATGACAACAGGATTCGCCGCTATACAGCGCAACAACGTAAATAAAGAACCAGGATACAAAACATTATTTGAAAAAGTCTCCGCTAAAACAAACGGAGAAAAAAAATCACTTGCATGGTATAGAAATGCAGTGAAATCAGAAGCTAGTAGTTATAAGAAAAATTTTAGTAAGTATATATTAAATGAAAAGAGTGACAGAGTAGGCGCTGCTGATGAACAAGATGCAAATGAATTGCGTCGATACACAGTAGCAGGACACCTTTATATGTTTGAGTATAAAGCAAAGATGAAGTATCTTCCTTACTATGATAGGTTTCCTTTAGTGTATGCAATCAAAGCAGCAGGTAAAACTGAATTTTGGGGTGCTAACCTACATTACTTGTCACCAAAGAAGAGAATTATAGCTACTAAAAAATTAATGCAGGGAAGAATTGACATTCCTAAGAGATGTTTCCATAAATACCTAAGTTCACATGTAGAAGGGTTATACCTAGATCTATCTTCAAGTGAATGGGATACTGCAATCCTATTACCAACAGAAGATTTTGTAAAAAATGTCAACGGCATGGTATTTCCAATAGATAAATCTGAAGTATGGAAAGATACTGATGAGAATTTCTACGATAAAATCCGAGGTCAAAGACTAGTGAAAGGATATGGAACACCACAATCCAAGGAAATGAGTAGATGAATAAACCTAAACAAGAAAAACAATGGTTCTGGGATTTTATCCAAGAATACGTCCTCGGGACAGGTGGTTTTGGTTCCGATGAAATTATCAAAGAGCAACAAGAGAAACAAGCAAAAGAGGAAGGATACGATAGTGCCGCAGAATTTAATGTTAATTCTAGAATTAAAAGATTAGATTCACCTAAAGAAAATTATACATCTTCCAATATTCTAAAATATCCTAATGCTCAGACTATTGGTGAGCAGAGTGACTATGTATTGTTTCAGTTTAAAAAATATAATCCACCATTTCAAAAAAGATCTAAAAAAGCATTTGGAGTCGAAGGTAATAACCTCAATATTAATACCGAGGAAAAATTAGGAAATTATCTTGGAAAACCCTATGATTACAATCAAGTTGGTGAATATACAGATGCTGGAGAGGATTATCCATCTGTCATAATGTATATGCCAGAAGATATTTCTACTGGTTTCAGAGGTAATTGGGGTGGTAAAGCATTCAGTACAGTTGGTGCAGGTATTTTAAGAGCTGCTGGTCAAGAAGGACTAGGTGCCAAACTTGCTGGAGGTTTTGGTACACTTAATGGTGCAGCAGAAAGAGCTCTTGGTCTAGCATCTGCTGCAGTTTTACAGAAGTCTGTTCAAAAAGCTGGTGGTGATCAACTTACTAAAGATGATATTTTTGGATCAATATCTGGGGCAATCATGAATCCCAATACTGAATTGATGTTCCAAAGTGTTGACATGAGAAACTTTGCTTTGAAATTCAAATTAGTTCCAAGAAATGCAGGTGAATCTAAAGAAATTAATAAAATCATAAAAGTATTCAAAGCATGTACTTTACCACGCCGTGATCCTGAACAAGTAATGGGATTTAATGATCCAGGTAAACCGATAAACAAGGGAATTGTGTCTGCATTTATTGGTGTACCAAATCTTTGCAGAATTTCTTTTATGCGTGGAGCAACTGAACATAATGTTCTTCCAAGATATAAAATGTTAGCTGTTACTGAAGTAAGTGTAAATTACACTCCTGATGGAGCATATGCTACATATAGAGATGATGGTCAACCTGTTGCCATCGAATTAACACTTAATTTTCAAGAAACAAAAATCAACTTTGCAGAAGAAGTTCTCTCAGACTCTGTTCGATAATGTATTTTTCAATCATACCAGATCTCGCTTACGACGAGAAACCAATCAACTCTCCTTTTTCAACATCAGATTTTACAGTCGCGAAGAATTTTTTTCGTAGATATAAAATCAATGATGATATCTTTTCCAATGTTGTTTACTTTAACAAGTATGCAATCAAAGATGGAGAACGTCCAGATGTTTTAGCTAGGAATTTTTACGGAAATCAATTTTATGATTGGGTAATTCTTTTGACTAACAACATGGTCAACGCACAGTATGATTGGCCAATGAATAACTATGAACTCTATAGAGTATTAGAGCAAGAATTTGATGATCCATACAGTCAGATCAATCATTATGAAATCAAACAATCGATGGGACACTATGCTGCTGGTTTACATGTTGATCAAACATTTTACAATGGACAGCATAAATTAAATATCGATGGTGTCATGACATTAAAAAACGGCAATGAGATTTGTAGTCCCATTACCGTTGCAGAATATTATCAAGAAGAAAATGATAAGAAGAGAGAAATATATCTTCTTAAAAAACAATACTTACAATCTTTTGTAGATGATTTCAGAAAACAAAATCTATACAAAAAAGACACCAACTATATTAGTCAGCGTCTAAAGAAAACTGGTTGACTTTTTTTACCAAAAAATTGGCAGAGAATTTTTTTCACTTTTCACAGATTTGATTATCGAATTTCGTCTCTAGTTTTGCGACTCGTGTGAGGAGAACTAGGTTGTCTGCCTCCACCTGATCGAGACGCTTACGTAGTGCCTCGATCATTTCTTTTTTCTTCATTAGTTAAGTTCATAACAAGCTGATCGTGCCAACTCTGGATTCTTTTTCAGTGCTCGATGCACATGACCATGAACATCTGTTTCTAAAGTATGATGTGCATTAGTATGGACTACTTGAATCAATCCTAAGGTTCCAACAAAAGTTAAGTTTAAAACTGTAACTGGGTGAAAGATAACCTCAAACACTTTCTTCACTTAATGAACTTATCCATACGAAGTTTAATGTAATACATTCCTACGACCCAAAGGGAGAAGAGAAACCCCTCCCCGTAGCTCATAGAATTCCATGCTCCAACTGCTCCATCTAGCATTGCTAGAGTGTCAGGCATTGCCAAGAATTCAGTTCCCATATTACTCTTCAGCAAGACGTGCGAAGTAGGACAGGGCATCATCATCATCAACGACTGCTTCTTCCTTGACAGGAGAACGATGGTGACCACCAACCAGTTGATTATTACTATCGATAGTAATATCAGGGGCGTTGAAACTACCACGACCTTCAGACTCATCCTCGAAGGACTCATCAACTGGACGGGGAGCAGGACGTGCGCTGATACCTAGCACAAGATTCAAACGACGCTCAAGATCTTCGTATGACTTGAACTGCTCTTTAGAAGTGAATGACTCTAGTGAGTATTCTTTTTTCCACGTTGCTTCAAGTTCATCATCGTCTGCAGACAAAGCACTAACACTATCAAACTCAGAGCTATCATAGTTCCAGTACCCTGCTACTTTTTTGATCTTCAATTTGAAGTTAGCACCTTCCCAAAGATCAAAGACATTTACTGGTGTCTCATCTTGGAACTCGGGTTGCATGGCAGCAAGGATCTTATCATGGATCTTCTTGCCATACTTATACAAGAATGTCTTACCCTCGTTCTCAGGGTGCTTAGGATCCTTTACAACATAGATGTTACTGTAGTAAGAAAGCTTACGCTTCTGCTTACGTGCAGTCTCTTTGTCCTCATCAGCACCGCTGTTCCAGAGACGGCGGTTCACTTCACCAACGGGATCCTTTTCGTTGAGTGTAGTTAAGGAGTTTTCAATGTACCAACCACCAATACCTTGGAAGGCATGGGAGTACACCTTTGCCCATGGGATGGTTTCACCATCAGGGGCAGGAAGGAATCTGATAACGGCATATCCGTTACCAGCAGCGTCAACTTCTGGTTTCCAGAACCTATCATCAACGTTCTTACCGCTGGATGACTTCTCAAGTTCCTTCTGAAGGTAGGAGAAGTTGTTCTGAGATTTACGCTTTAAGTCTGCGAATGACATAGATTACCTCGGATTTAATCGGATTTGGTTTGTGTATTGGGTCGGAACCCAATGGTGCCCTCATCACTTGAACATAATAACAGGCAAGGGGACGGGCGTCAACCCCCTGCCTCTAATTGTTGCTTCATGCGTTGAACCTTTAACAATAGTTCATCAAACATGGATTCGATGGACGTGTCAGGTGTAGCTCCTAGCATGACAACCCCCTGCTTCATGGTCTCGATGACCGATTTAGCTTCGGGATCATCACTCAGTTTAGCACGAGCATAAAAGATCTTTTGTTTTTCAATGAGAGTTTCAAGTGCATCAAAATAATCCATCTTCCTTTCGTCTTCAAGAAGAACAAAATTCATAGCGGATCTAAAACAGAACTGCTGGAGCTCCAACATTTCTTGGATGTCACCTCTAACTATATCAGATTTAAAGAAACTCATACTAACATTAACTTGGCACGACTTGTTTTTTTCATGAAGTTAAGTTGCTGTGCATCATGACGCAACTTTTCTTTCAATGGTTTGCTAATTAGTTTACTTACACTATCTAATTCGATTTCATTTTCCTCGCAGTAGTGAATAACAGAATCAATATAATTCATTGATGGATTGTGTAATGCAATCTTCTCCACTTCCTGCGAAAATCTCGCAGCGGTCATAAATTTATCCTCTAATAATTGTTTTTTGTCCATATCGTTCTTGGTATTCGTCGATGTAACCCATCAACTTGATGAAATATTCTTTCTTAGGTGGAAGCACCTTGACTTGGGTCTCTCCGTTTTCACAAGCAACGATTGTGACGAGTTGTTTGACACTCAACCCGTAGTTTTCTTGAAGCATACATGCGTATGCAGTTTCTTGAACGAAATAGTCGTAGAGATATTCTTCACGCTTAGGTTGTTCTGCTGTCTTAAAGTCAATAATAGACAACACACCATCAAACTCAGCGATACAATCTACACGCCCTGCTAGTTCTAAATGTTTAGAGTAGAGCGCAGCTTCCTGTAAGTAAATATTATTTATACGGTCCAAAGTAGGACGACTGTGGTGAAACATCAGCACAGGAAGGGGATGTGATTTGTATTTCTTTAAGTCTAAATCGTTATTAAGATAATCTTCTGCAACTAAATGATACTTTGTGCCACGACCAGTAGCACGAGTGGACTTGGCATTTGCTGCCTTCTCACCAACACGAGCTCGCCACCTAGCAATACCCGCCATCTTTTTAGCATTGTTACCAATCACGGTGGTGACAGATGGAAATTTCATGCCTTCGGGTGTGAGATAAAGTCTTTTTCCTTCGACCATCTCAGCAGACATTTCAATAGGTTCAATGCCACCTACATGATTAAACAATTTCATAAACCTAAATTAATTTTGTTGATGAGATAAGATTTGACAAGACCAGAACGAACGATATCTTCTACACCGAATTCAACCAGTGAGAACTCATCCATTTTCTGTAAGATGCGTTGGAAGTCAATGATACCTGTACGCTCACTGATCTTTTGCAGATCAGTTTGTGCAGCATCACCACAGAAAATGATCTTACTATCCTGTCCAACACGAGTGATGATACTATCCAGTTCATGGAAGTTTAGGTTCTGACACTCATCAATGATAACGATAGCATTGTCTAGTGTAGTGCCACGTATGAAACTAGTAGACCAGAAGGAGATAGTTTCCTGTGCCTTCAGGTTATCATAG